CGATGGAAATTATGATGGTGACGAAGTAGAGAATTTTGAAGAATTTGATTCTTAATTATTTGTATTCAAAACTTTTATTCAAAACTTTTTGTTCAAAAAATATAAAAGTTAAATATATACATGTATACACGATTTATAAGACAAAATATTAATTTAGTAGCCATTATTTTATTTTTTATTATTTTTATATTCATTCAATGGATAAAACCAAGTTTTTTATATAATAAAGATGGTAGTTTAAGAGAATTTGGTATTGGATATAGAAATAAAACAATTTTTCCTCTTTGGTTATTATCATTAGTTTTAGGAATATTTTGTTATTTGTTTGTCATATTTTATATTACAAAATTTCATTTTTAATAGTTTTTCCATATAAATATTTTTAAAAACTCATAATATGGATATTCATGGTTTTGATAAACCTATTTTGACAGAACCTGGAACGAAATTTTTTTTAAGCCGAATATTAAAACAATGTCATACTATTAAAAACACTTTTCATAATAGTGTTGTTAATATAGGATTATTAACAGGATTTATAATTGTTTTAGGATTAATCCTTCTTTTTAAATATAAAGGTAAACTTACACCAGGCGAAAAACAAAAAAAAGATCATGAAAAACAACAGTATATATTATCCAAAATTACACAATTACAACAAGCAAAACGAATTGCTCATCAAGAATTAATTACAGGATTGCCTAATTGGGAAAATGAATATAATACAATAAATAAACATAATTATTGAAAACATAAAATAGAATGAAAATAGAATGAAAATATAACAATAGTTTATATAAATGTCAGAATCTAGCTTTAATAATGATTCGGAACCAAATAGTCCTATATTTAACGTTCAATCACAATCTGATAATACAACAAATGATACAACAAATGATACAACAAATGATACAACAAATGATACAACAAATGATAATATAAGAGATGCTATAAATGAATATTATAAACTAAAAGCAAAATATGAAGGAGAAAATATGAAGCAAAAAAAAAAAATATTAAATAATAAAAATCTTAGTTGGATTGAAAAAAAACGTGAATTTCAACAATTAAAACCTAAGTGTATAAACTGTAAAAGACCTGGTGGTTCTATTTTTTCTAATAAATATAATACAAATACTCAGTCAAGAGAGATACAAGTTATATGTGGCGTAACAGCATCTCCGTGTAAACTTAATATTTTAATTTCACTAGGTAAATATCAACTATTACCTGATACAATAAAATTTCTTAGCGAAGAAATACATGATGACAAAAAAAAAGTTATTGATAATAAAAATAAAAATGTATTTGGTTTCATTTCACCTGAACAAGTATTGACAATATTTAGTAAATTAAAAGAAATAATAAAAGATGATGTAGACTTATATGAATTATATTTAACTGAATATTTAGATATTGTTGATAATCCAAATAAATTAATTTCCATAGACCGAAAAACAACACTTTTTTATGAATATATAAGTAAAATCAAAGAATCCATTAAAAATTTTAATTTATCAGATAATAATCAATATATACGTGATGCAGTTGAAATATATAAAAACAAATTACTACCCATCATGGGAGATATAATGAATTTAAAATATAACGAAAAGAATGTTTTATATAATGAAAATGATGGAACATATCATTTAATTCAAAAAAAATATACTATTCAAAATATAGAAATATTTACAGGTGAAGAAAAAATTATAAAATACGAATTCGGTGTAAAATAATAAAAGACACTATAAAACACTATAAAACACTATGAAACACTATGAAACACTATAAACACACTATAAAACACTATAAAATATTATAAAATATTATTTTTATATAATCTAAGATATTGATTCACAAAGTCTATATTTTTAAGTAATATATTCTCTTTATCATTTTTATTATAGTTCATTTGTTTAAAAGTTTTGTTTACATATTTGACAATATCATCATGTTCTTCCGACAATTCAATTACGTTTCTTGCTTCAAAATTAAAATATTCTATATTTAATTGTTGTGAAATAAATTGCAAAAAATCATTTTTTTCTGTTGTAACGATTATCATTTTATGTGGTTTATCTTTGAAATGTTCTAATAATTCCAAATGATGTTTTTCTCTATCATTTACCCATTTAAATACTAATTCTTTTGTAAAAGGCCAGGCCCAATTTTTGCGGGAATTATTATTTTCACTCTGACGTTTACCGTGTTTAAAACGACTGATAATCCACTTATCCAATTTTCTAGTATTCAATATAAAAATAGAATTTTCATATTTTTTATCTAACTCTTTAAAATTTCTTAAATTGCCATTATCTGAAAAACATTGGTAAGAATCTACTTCCCACATATCTCCATTATGTTGTGATGATAGTTTGTTTTTAACAAACAATTTATGTATACTTGATGTAGCTGTTTTATTGAATCCAATTACAAAAATTTTATCATACATATTATATACTATATATAATATATATAATATATACTAAATATAGACTAAATATACACAAAATATACACTAAATATACATATTATAATACACTAAATATACATATTATAATATATATTATATATAATATATATGATACTGAATTATATATCATTTCCTGTTTTAATAATTAGCTTTTTACTAGGATTGTTATTTTTATATATTTTAGGACCTAAAAAGAAAACAATTTACGTATATCCAACACCTGAGAATATTGATAAGATTTTATTTAAAGACAAAGCGAATAATTGCTTTCATTTTAATGAAATGAACGTTGAATGTCCGTCAGATATATCAAATATATTTAGTGTGCCTATTCAAAGTTAAGTCAATTTAATAATATTATAATATTATAAATGAAACTTTATCTAGAAAAATTTCTGCATACGACATCTGGAAGATATTTAATGTCTGTAATTTTAGGCATTGGTATTGCTTCTTTTTTTAGAATAGTGTGTAAGGGAAATGATTGTATTGAGTTTCGTGCACCACCCATAGATCAAATTAAAGATAAAATACATAAAAATGGAAACAAATGTTATAAATATGTAGCATCTGCAACAACTTGTAACAAAAGTAAAAAAATTCTCCATTTTTCAGACTCAATGGAAATTTAAAGAATCAGATAATAAAGAATAAAGAATAAAAAATTTTATCATTTGCGTAATTCTCATAATCAATCATTCTTTGTATTGATTATGAGCGGTACCACCAATATTTTAGAACTTCCCAGTGAAATTAGAGAAAATTCAAATGTTAAAGAAATAGCAAATAGACAAATGGATACGACAAATATAATTCAACAAATGACGCAAGGTACAGGAACACAAGGTATAAATTTAGATGAAACTACTATTAATCAAATTGTGAATGGGCTTCAACGCGCAAGTATTGCAGGTGCTACACAATTACAATCAAGGGATATTCCCATAACAACATCTAACATTAGTAATGATGAACAAGTACAGCCTAATTATGTTCCTACTCAACCGCAGAAAAATGATTATATTAAAGATTATGAAGAAACAGATGATATAATCAATAATTATAATAAAAAAAACCAAAGGAATAATTATGTAGATGATTTTTATGATGAATTACAAACTCCTTTATTATTAGCAGTTCTTTATTTTTTGTTTCAATTGCCTTTTCTAAGAAAACTTTTATTTAAATACTTACCCATTCTTTTTTCAAAAGACGGAAATATGAATATAAATGGGTTTTTATTTAATAGCGCATTATTTGGTAGTAGTTACTATTTTTTACATAAAAGCACACAGTTATTTAGTAGGTTTTAACCTTTCTATTGTTTATAATTTGTATTTCTTATTTATGAATATTTTAGGCATTATAATAGTTATCAATAATGTATTGAAAGTCTGCTCCATTTGCTCCATAATTATTTGCAGTTGTATTGCCTGATAAATCTTGATTAGTTGCACTTGTAGAATCATTGCCATAAATTACTTATGTTGCTCATGCTGATGCACTAACAGAGTCAAATGGATCAACTATTTTCTTCATAAGTAGAATTGCTATTGAAGTTCTTGATACAAAACTTATTTACATAACAATAGATAAAAAACAACTAAGTTATTTACATTTTTATTTTGTCTAGATATAATTAAAAATGATACATGAGTGTGTCGAAAAATTAATAGAAAATATTCCCACTACTATGAAAAATGAAAAATCTATTAAACTAGATGTAGTACTAGACGGGGGTCTTTTTAACGGGAGTTATCTTGTGGGCGCATTATATTTTCTTAAAGAAATGGAAAAAAAACAATATGTTAATATAGAGAGAATTTCATGTGTTAGCATTGGTGCAGTTGTTGCATTTTTATATATTATAGATGAATTAGATCTGTTTGTTAAATTATATGGAATTGTAGCTAATGATCTTAAAAAAAATTATAATTTAAAAATAATTAAAAAATTAAAAACACTATTGGGAGAAAAGATATTGAGAGAAAATATTTCACATGATATTTGTAATAAAGTTCAAAATAAGTTATATATTTCTTATTATGATGTTAATAAATGTAAAAAAATAGTAAAAAATAAGTTTAAATCCATAGATGATATTTTTAATACGATTATAAAATCATGCTTTATACCATATTTGATAGACGGAAATATATTATATAAAAATAAATACGCAGATGGAATAACCCCATATTTTTTTAATGAAGTGAAAAATAAAAAAATTTTATACTTAAATTTATGTGGATATGATAAATTTTTTGATATATTTAGTATTAAAAATGAAAAATCAAATCATCATCGAATACTTACTGGGTTGTTAGATATTCATAACTTTTATATTAAACAAACAACTACACATATGTGTAGTTATGTAAAAGAATGGAGTATTATAAATAAAACGTCACATTATATTAAATGTATTTTTGAAAAAATAATTATTTATATTTTCTATATAATTTTGAATATTAAAAAATATATACCAGAAAAAATAAAATTTGGTATTATCTATAAAATAATTTCTAGAATAATTTCTAGAATATCACTTGACATATATATCATTCTTTTAGAAACTTATTGCATATAATTCTTATTTTTTTGAGTCTTTCTATTATTTCCATAAACAATATCCAAGATATTTCTTTTTTTTGTTTTGTTTGTTTTATTTTTTTTTGTTTTCTTTGTTTTATTAATTTTTCCTTTCATTTTCTTTGGTTTTTTTGTATTTTTTTTACGTGTATTTGTTTCTGATTCTGATTCTATATGTGAATCGGGTTTGTAACTCAAAAACCACTCTTCAAACTGTTTTTTATCTTTTGATTGTTTTAATTCTTTATATTTTTCTGCTTTTTGTGCACGAATCTCTTCTAATGAATCTTGGTGGCCATAACAATTTATACTAAATCTTTTTAATAGCCCTTTTTGTTGTAATCTATTTTTTTGTTGAACTTCAAATAAGAACTTTGACATACATAAAATTCGTTCCGAAAATTCATTATAATAAGGTCTATTTGAATATAAAAAAGCCAAATAAAAACTTAACATAGTATCTATGGTTGCTATTTTGACTTTTTGACCATGTATATTAATAACATTATAACTATGACATGCTATTGGCTTATATATAAATGCCACCGTATCATTACCTATTCTTATTTCATAATGTATAGGTATAATTTCACCAACAGCCTGTCTTTGTATAACCTTTGTGTTTTTAATTCCAATATCTTTCAAACGTTCTTTTACAATTTCTGCCGTAGTTTCGGGGTCATTAGATAAAACATCAAAATCAGCTATATTTTCTAATTTTTTTTGCAAATGTCTAGGCATATATTGTGAATATAAAGATATAGCATATCCACCAAAAAAGACTACTCCTTGATTTACAAACGTATTTTTAATATTATTATAAATTTCACTCGCTTCATTTTTATTTTCGGTTTCCATTTTTCTTTGAAAATCAATCGTGTTACAATTTTGTGCAGTTAACGGATAATCTTTATTTAATAATGTAAGACGTTTCAATACTTTTTCCCATCTACTTGTATCACCTGCGGGTCTAGATAGTTCTAAATACATAGACATTCTTAAAAAATTAGGTGGTGCATATAATATACCAGCTACTCTTATTGCCTCTTTTTTCAATGAAAGATATATATCTTTTGATAATTGTGTTATATCTGCAATAGGCATATAGTTGACATATACTTTATATGTTCCATGATGTTGTCCTGATTTAGCCTCTACATCTGTAAAACCTTGTTTGAAATATATATCTGTTAATTCTTTTGCGTCATCTAACGCATCAGGTGTAAAAAAATCATAATCAGGAATTTCTACGTCTTTATTATAAAATTGGTCTGATTGTGGTAAAATATTATTAATAGCTGTTCCACCATAACATATTAAATTTTTTTGTTGAATAAAATCCTCTACCATTTTTATAATTTTTTTTACATCATCAGAATTTACAACCCGTCTTCCCATTTTTTCTTCTGCTTTATCGACAGCCATGCGCAAAATGGTTAACTCACAGTCGCTAAAATTGACACCTTTACATATATTTTTGCTTTTCATTATATTATATATTATTTATATAATATATCATAGATTATTTTTTACACGCTATGCGAATAGATAAAATGCTTATCATTATTATCATTATCATTATTATCATTAAATTCGATTTCTTCATTTGGTTGATATAATATTTTTTGCATTGTTTTAATATCTATGGAAGGGTTATTTAAACGAAATGAATATAATTCATTAAACGCGTTTCGCCTAAATAAATATAATTCAAATTTACTCCACCATATTCTTCTACAACTTTCAATTGATTCATTATTATAATTAGGAATTATGACAATATCTTTAAATATGTCAAAAGATACTTTTTTATACATAATTGGTTGAATTTTCATTATGGACAAAAAACGATTTTCCATAATCATTTTTTTTTTATATAATAAAGAAAATTTTATTTTTAAATTTTTATATTTTATAATTATACTTTGTTCAACTACGTTTTAGTTTTTATCTTATAATTTTTACTTTAAGTCATTTGGTTTTAAACAAAATGCGTGACTACAATCATTAAAAAAAGTAGTATCATTTTTCAAATTATTATCATTATTTTGATATCGCATTGCAACCATTTGACAACCAGACTCTCTGCATAGTTCAGAATCAGGGTTAGATGGATTCACATCATCATCGGGCAATATAATAGTCATTGCATTTTTATTAAATTGAATTAATTCATTCATATCTGAATTATTTATAAAATCACTATATCTATATACTCTCATATAATTAGAACTACTTGTTAGATTAATATATTCTAACAAATCATCATGATCTAGAAAGGTTTGTTCTTTTTTGTCTACTATTAAAATAATTTTATTCATAAATGAAATCAAAGGTGATTCACCTAAATTTTTCCCATTACTTTCATAACTGTATTCTTTACCAAGCATTATATCATCATATTCTTGAAATATTTTTGTCAATTCATTATACATTTTTAAATTATTACTATTTAGTCTTAAATGTAGTATAATTGGGTCATTACTGTTTGGTGCACTACCGCTTGCAAATGCATAATCTTTTATTGTTTTCATTACATCTTTAAATGGTACAGAATTGAATGTTTCTTTTACGTAATAGCTATTTGTTGTACTAGTTGCTACCGCAGGATTATCATTTACAGAGTAAATAGCAAAATCCAGACATCTTACACCTTCTTTTAAGATACTTTTTAAATTACAAATATCTACAAAATCATTTTTATAACTACCACCAGAACATGCATTATACGCTGTTTTAATATAATAATTATAAAGTTTTTCAGAATAATTAGTGTCATTTGTATTAATGGAATGTATAGAACCAAGTACTGTTGAATATAATTTCTCCATTTTTGTACATTCCGATTTTTCAAGAGTAGTTATGTTTATAATGTATATAATAGCAATTATTAATATGATACAAATCAAAAAAATAATAATATAAGAAATAAAAGTTCCCCCTTCTGTTGAATTTGCATACATTTTTATTTTATTTGTATAATCTTGCATTTTATTCACAACTGACATATCTATCTAATATATAAATATATAGTATTTTTTAACTATATTACAAAATTTATTACAAAAAAATATATAATTATGAAATCAGTTAAATAATAATATATATAGTTATTTATAATATGGCTGGTGGCTTGCTTAATCTTGTAAGTCAAGGACAACAAAATATAATATTAAATGGGAATCCAAGTAAAACTTTTTGGAAATCAACTTATGCAAAATATAGTAATTTTGGTAAGCAAAATTTCCGTTTAGATTATGAAGGAACACCTACTTTAAATTTAACATCTGAATCTACTTTTACATTTAAAGTAAAAAGATATGCAGATCTATTAATGGATTGTTATTTATCATTTACATTACCTAGTATATGGAGCCCTATTTTCCCTCCACAGGAAGTTATTGATACTAATGGGACTATTACTTATACAAATTGGGCACCTTATGAGTTTAAATGGATAGAAAATATTGGGGCGCAAATGATAAGTAAAATCACTATTACTTGTGGAAATCAAAAATTACAAGAATTTTCTGGTCAATATTTATTATCTGCTGTTCAACGGGATTTTCCTACATCAAAATTAGAACTCTTTAATGAAATGATTGGAAATGTACCAGAGTTAAATGATCCAGGTAATGCAGGATCATATATTAACTCTTACCCCAATTCTTTTTATACTTTAAGTCCCGCAGGTTCACAACCATCCATTGGTGGAAGAATTTTATATATTCCTTTAAACACATGGTTTTCACTAAAAAGTCAAATGTCTTTTCCATTAGTTTCTTTACAATATAATGAACTTCAAATAAGTATTACTATAAGACCTATTAACGAATTATTTAAAATCCGTGATGTAGCTGATTATATTAATAATTTTCCTTATGTAGCGCCTAATTTCAATCAATATTATATGCAAATGCATAGGTTTTTACAGACGCCTCCCGATGAATTATTGGGTCATGATTCTTATCTTGATAGGAGGTCTGTATGGAATCCTGATATAAATTTAAACTGTACCTACTGTTTTCTCTCTAATGAAGAATCTAAAATTTTTGCAAAAAATGAACAAAAATATTTATTTAAACAAGTCTATGAAAACGTATATTATAATGTTACTGGACAAAATAGAGTACAACTAGATTCATTAGGTATGGTATCCGCATGGATGTTTTATTTTAGACGTAGTGATGTTAATTTAAGAAACGAGTGGTCAAATTATACTAATTGGCCATATAGTTATATGCCTATACCTTCTCACCCAGCTTCTACGGAAGGAAGTTTTTTAAATCCTTATCAATCCACATCGGGAAATACAATCGGTCCTGGTCGTAATCCTGACGGTAAATTATCAGGAATAATGATAACGGGAGATTATAATCCACGTAATTTGAAAGAAATATTAGTTGCGCTAGGAATTGTTATAGATGGTGATTATAGAGAGAATATTTTACCTGCGGGGGTATTTAATTTTATTGAAAAATACGTGAGAACAGGTGGGAATGCGCCAGTTGGCTTATATTGCTATAATTTCTGTTTAGATACCTCTCCATTTATATTACAACCATCCGGTGCAATGAATATGAGTAGATTTACGAACATAGAATTTGAATTTACTACTATATCACCACCAACAGATCCATTTGCACAAGTAATGACTATTTGTGATCAAAATTCTGGTGAAATAATTGGAATCAATAAACCAACATGGAGAATTTATGAGTATAATTATGATTTATATGTCTTTGAAGAGAGAATCAATATGATTAATTTTGTTGGTGGTAATGCAGCTCTCATGTACGCCACTTAACGTAGCTAAGTCAAAATTAAAATATAAAATGTTTAAAAATATATTATATTTTCCCAAAGTAACTTAAAGAAGAAAAATTTTTATTTTTTCAAAGACTTTTTTTGATTTTTCAAAAATGGACAAAAATAAATGTCCAAAAATCGAAATTCGAAAAAAGTCTTTGAGAAAAACAAACATTTACTGCATAATTGAAATTTATGGTAAGAATGCAAAAAAAATAATTTTCAATTTGTGACTGTAATTTTTAAAATTTAATTTATTCTTTGAAAAAAAAACAATTTAGGTGAAAAATATGTTGAAAATATATCAACAAATGTCAACAGATTTTTCACCGATTTCACCGACAAAATTTTATTGTGATTTTTGCATGATAATGTGTAATAGAAAATCCGAATGGTCAAGACATATTAAGACGATGAAACATAAAATCAACGAAAATGGTGAAATTAGCAACATTTTTTCACCAAATTTCACTAATACATATAATTGTGAATGTGGAAAAAAATATAAAGAACGTAGTGGATTATGGAGACATAAAAAAACATGTGAATATAAATATACGAATGATATTGGTGTATTTAAAGATGTAGATGCTTTTTTATTATTAGTAAAACAAAATAATGAATTCAAAGAGATGTTAATGGAACAAAATAAAACAATTATAGAAATGTGTAAAGAAAAAACAACACTTATTCAAAATACTGTGAATAATAACAAAACATTTAATTTGAATGTGTTTTTGAATGAAGAATGTAAAGATGCTATGAATATTATGGATTTTGTAGATTCTCTCAAACTTCAACTTTCAGATTTGGAAAATGTGGGAAAACAAGGATTTATAGATGGAATTTCTAATATTATAGTAAAAAATCTTAAAGCCTTGGATATTAATAAACGTCCTGTACATTGTAGTGACTCAAAAAGAGAAATTATGTATATAAAAGACGAAGATAAATGGGAAAAAGAAAACATGGAAAAGACGAAATTACGTAAAGCGATAAAACATATAGCTCATAAAAATTCAAGATTATTATTGGAATTCAAGAAAAAGTATCCAGATTGTATATATAGTGATTCTAAAAAGTCGGATCAATATAATAAAATAATTATAGAAGCAATGGGTGGTCCTGGTGATAATGATAACGAAAAAGAAGATAAAATTATCAAACAAATTGCGAAAGAAGTAATTATAACTAAATAATATTTTTACGATAAATAAGCGTTTGAAGCATAAGGATCATTCGTTATAAATTCACCTGATAGTGTATAACGATTTACATAGTCGGGCATATATGCCATTTGTGGAGGTCCATATTTATCGTTAAACATTTTTTCATCACGTACAAAAGATGACTTCCATGTATTTGTACCAAAGTCTGCCATAGCAGGTTTCTCATTTTTGTTAGAAGTAAATAATTTAGCCTGTGTTCCAATATCAGTTGTTAATGTAGAATATGTAGGAGTAGTGCCTGTTGTAAGTTTTCCCGCATCATTTTGTCCAGAAATGTTATAGTCCGCATTTGTAAGAGGTGGAACGTAAGGTTGACAACCTGGACAGTCAATATCTGCGGTACATTGTTGACCAGTAATAGAACATGTAGATTGAGGACCACAGAAATTTTTACAAGTATATGTAGTTGTTAATGGTAAACTAACAGTATGACTCGTTTCAGGTGTTCCTCTATCCTGTAATAAACTATAAAATTTTCTATAATATAATTATTTTTAACTAAATAATCAATCCATCGGAATATAATAATGAAAAGGAAAATACAAACAATAGACAAAAAGGTGTTTTTACACATTTTTTTTGAAATAAACTTCATAATATATTTATTACATATATTATTTTTACATATTTTGTAAAACAATTTAGAGTAGTAATGATATATATTTGTTTTGTAATAATTTTATATTATTTTATTATTTTATTATAAGTAAATAATGAGCGATATATTGCAACCAAATGATTTAACTAAACAAGTATTTCTATTGAACCCATCTAATGAAATCATTTCAGTAGATATACCAAACCCAACAAATACAACGAATCGAACAAATACAACGAATCCAACAAATACAACGAATCGAACAAATACAACGAACCCAACAAATACAACGAACCCAACAAATAGAACAAATAAAGAAGAAAAAAACGAATCAAAATTTAATACTGAAATAAAGAAAAATTTTACACATATGATTTCTTTATTTATGATTATAATAGTAATTATGATTTTAATAATTATATACTTTTATGCAGGGGGGTTAGTACTTTTTGGTTGTAAATTAGCACAGTCAAATATATTACCAACAGATACAAATTGTTTTCCATACACAGAGACAAAACCCATTATTGATCCAATACAGATGAATATATTTGCAAATTCCAATGATCCACCGTTATCTTCTAAGATATCCTTTCCATATGATAACTATAATTCTAAAAATTTTTTATTAGATTCATTAAGAAATTATGACAAAATAAAACCATCTAGTAGTTATATATTAAATCTTTTAAATATTATTTATTTAATGATGATTACTTTTTTTGTTTCACTTTACTATGGTGTTATAAGTTTTTATTATTATTGTATTAATATTGTGTTTAATTTAATAAATAAATTATCAGAACCATTAATTATATTATTTGGACCTTTTTTGGTGTCATTATTATTAGTAATAGTTTCTATTTTACAGACATTTAATTTCATATATTTATGGTTTATAAATACATTGTCTTTATTTGATCCTAAAAAACGTCAAGAAATATTTACAAAATTAGGATTCGGAGGAATAATATCGATAATACCTATTTTATTTACTTTTATGTCTAGTTTTTGGTTATTATTTATATTATTTATGTTATTTTTCTTTTTTTTCTTTTTAGTATTACCAATAGCAGGCCCTATATTAAACACATTGATTCTTTTTTCATGTTTGTTTTATAAAGGTTTAATAGACGGTAACAAAGTTAGTGCATATAAAATAATGAAAGAAACATTAAATGTGTATAAACCAAAAATAATGATATTTATTGCTATTATTGTTTTATTAATGTCATTTTCATATTTAGGTTTTTGGTCTGGGTTAGTATCCATCATTTTAATATTATTAATTTATTACGGAAAAATTGGTATGTCTTTTTTCAATGCAACTAATTTGACATTTAGTTTATCACCGTTAAATGAGAATAATGATTCTGCAAGTAAAAAATGTGGACAAAATAAATAAAATATATAAAATAAATAAAATATATAAAATAAATAAAATATATGAAAAATATTTTGATATAAAAAAAAAACATTAGTTAAATTATGAAAAATAAAATATATAAAGATAACGATAAAGAATATCCATTTGTAAGTATATGCACGCCTACCTATAACCGTAGACCTTTTATACCATATATTATAAAATGTTTTCAACATCAAATTTACCCACAAAATAGAATGGAATGGATTATAATTGATGATGGAACGGATAAAATAGAAGACTTAGTAAAAGATATTCCACAAGTAAAATATTTTAAATATGAAGAAAAAATGACTCTTGGAAAAAAAAGAAATTTATCTCATGAAAAATCTTGTGGTGAAATAATTGTTTATATGGATGATGATGATTTTTATCCTCCTCAACGTGTAAGTCATGCAATAGATATGTTAAAAAAAAATCCTACAATACTATGTGCTGGTTCAAGTGAAATGTATATTTATTTTAAACATATTCAAAAAATGTATCAATTTGGTCCATATGGTCCAAATCATTCAACCGCTGCATCTTTTGCATTTAGAAGAGAATTATTAGAAATAACTTCTTTTCAAGAAACTGCATGTTTGGCAGAAGAAAAATATTTTTTGAAAAATTATACTATTCCATTAATACAATTAGAACCACTAAATACCCTTTTAGTATTTTCACATATTCATAATTCTTTTGATAAGAAAAGATTGTTAACAAGTGAAGAAAAACTTACTGAGTCTTATAAATCAGTTTGTGATTTTGTAAAAGATGAATATATATTAAAGTATTTCATGGAAGATATTGACAACATATTGGAAATATATGAACCTGGAAGACCAGAAAATAAAATGGATGTTATGAAACAGATGGAAGAAATAAAAATTAAGAGAGAAGCTAGGATAAAGGAACACCATCAACAACAAGAAAAAAATGAAAAACAAATTCTGTATTTTATAAAATCAATCAATAATTTAACGAGTGAAAATGAACAATTGCAAAATAGAATTAAATACTTAGAAGACAAAATAAGAGAAATGATAACAGAAAACATAAATCAAAAGAAGAAATAATCAAAATAAAATAAAATAAACATACTTAAAAAGATTTCAAGTTATATTAATAACAAAGGCGAAATGGATTACGAAGATGATAGGTTTCACCCTACTGCCGAAATAGATGAATATGATATGATGAACATGAATGAATTAAATTCTTTTGATAAAGGATATAATAAAATATTTGTGATTTCTAATGTAAGAAACAAAAAAGGAAAAATCTTTAAGAAAAAAATAGATTTTTATACTACTGATATTACACCAGGATCACTTATACGAGATGCTGAAACAGGAATAAAATTCCCTGCCAAAGTAGGTAGTTTTAAAGAAAACGATTATTTCAAAATATCTTTATCTAATGGTAATTGTTCAAGTAAAAATGGATCAAATATTTTATTTTATTTGTCTCCATATCATTGTTCAAATCATTTACATTTAAATATAAGTGATGAGGTGAAACAAAAATGGGAAGAAAAACAAAAACATTAACACGTTAAAATAAAGCTTAAATAAAGCTTAAATAAAGCTTAAATAAAGCTTAAATAATAAATATATTAAATCATTATATATTTATTATAATATAGAATCAAGTAAATAATTATATAATAAAGAATAATAACTAATAATAAGTAATAATAAGTAAATGTTTGTAATTAGTACTCTACTTTTTTTATATAAAGAAAAAATTTGTAAATATATTCATATGGATTCAAATAATAAAATAATACATGACAAATTTATATTTAGTAAAAATGCTATATCAAATAATCTTACCAATTCTTATGTAAAAATGAATGAAATAAGTAAACTAGAAAATAAAACGGGAGGTTTTTTCATAACAAATGAAACAAATGAAACATCTATGGAAATCATTTCTAAAAATTTTTACAAATATAACTTATTGAAACAATTAACAAATGTTATGATTTCTCAATCGATCAAAATAGATATGATAAAAAAAGAAGATATATTAGATAATCTAAATATCAAACCTTTTAGTATTTTAGCTGGCGGATTGTTTGATAATAGCGATTTTTTTAGTGAAATTTAATAAAAATCAAAATGTATTTTCATTAGAATCAATATCTATTTCCATGTCTATGTCGCAATCATTAGAAGTATCTTTTAAACCAACCGCATCTTCTTTTGTATATTTTTCTAAATACTTATATAACCTATTAATATCTAACTTTGTTATTTCAATATCATTTAATAATTCGTAAATTTCATTTTCAGACATATTCATTTTTAACTGTAAAAAATACCCATGTAAATCTTTTTTATCCATTCCTAATTTCTGACATAATTTTTGAATAAATAATATATTATTATATTCGGTAGAGTATTTTGTTAATACTTTTGTAAATCTAATGTCTGTTATAATATTTTTTTTATCTATGGTTTTATAAAAATCGTGAAATAACTTATGATTGTAAAATGTTTTAATAATAGAACTCATCTCATTGAATTGCCAAATTTGATTTTGAAAAGTAACTCTATCTATATAATCGGCAAAAGATAAGTTTTCTAATTGTTTAATATAAAAGGGTATTGATTTTTTTTTGTCTATTTTATCTATCATTTCAATTATGTTTTCGTGCCAAAGTAATCCAATACTTGTTCTATCAGTATCATTTATAATTGTACTATGTTTATCAAAATCAAATTTATTTTCAAAAAGCATTTGGGTTGTTTTTTTTGCATTGTCATTATACGTTTTTTCGTTTATCAAATCTAATATATTTTTTTTTGAAATAAACAAAGAAGGATTTGATTTGTATATTTTACAAATACTATTCAATTTTCGTAAATCACCTTGTGAAAATTTACAAATATTGTTTTGAATATTTTTATCCATATTAGGAAACATTTTTTGTAGAATTTGTAAAATTTCTTTTTCACACGGTGTATTTAATTCAATAGTAATACACACTTTCATTAATTCTTTAATTTTTTTATCCACGTGGTAATTTCCTATACAAATGATTGGGTTTATAGAACAATCTTCCAACTTTTGTTTTTTCGTTTTTTTGGGTCTAATTAGCTTTATCAATGCGTTTATCCCGCCTTTATCACCACTATTCATTCCATCTATTTCATCCATAACAATTGTTTTTTTCTTTTTTTTTTTATTCAATAAACTCATTACATTTGTATCAGATGTGTTATGTTTAGTGATATCTTCTATTACGGTTGTATTTCTAATATCGCCTGCATCGTATTTAATAATATCATAGTCAAGTTCTTTCAAAAGATTTGTTACAAACATGGTTTTTCCTATTCCAGAATTACCATATATGTAAATTGCCTTTTTAATTAATTTATCATTCTTATTTAATTCAAAAGAGTTTAATATATTTTTAAAATCACTATATATATTATTTCTCTTTAAAATAAAATTTATATTTAACTCTTCCATCTTATATGTTTAGTAATATTCTTTTTATGTTGATTTTGACACAATCCATGTTGTTTTAGAAAATCAGAAAGACATAATCTACAAACCAATGAGTTGTTTTCTATACAGTAATTTAATAAAAAATAAATATAATTTTTATAAATAACATTTTTAAAGGAATAGTTTTTTATTCTTAACCATAGTTTATAGTTTTCTTTTATTATTTCATTAAAAACAAAAGAATTATCTCTACGAATTGTATTACGAAGATAGTTTTCATAATTTGAAATATACTTTTTTAATGAAGAATGATATAAAAAGTAATTCGTTTTATTTGTAAATACAAGTGTAGTTATTGATAAATATTCTTTTATCACACGTATAATATCATCAGGTAATTTTTGTATATAATTAATAACCTTATTACTCACATTATTCATTTGTAATAAATATATATTATAAATGAATTTATCTTTAATAGAATCTTATTATGTTTATTTATTCCTCATAAAAAGAATCGCAGCAATAACAATAATAATAATGACAAAAATAACTATAAAATAACTTGAATAATTGTTAGTATTTTTACTTATATTACTGTTTTGTTGTACTGTGCAAGGATTTTCAACACCATATGTAATACCATCCCATGATATATTACATTTACTTGCCCAATTGTATTTTGCACATAAGGCATTCTCACCTGTAAATTCGGGAGTATTAAAATCTACTAGTTGATAATCCGTTCCACTAGATGCACTACATGTTCCTAGTTTTAAAGTATTTTTGCATTTTGTTTTATCTCCTACCCCTTCAATTTCCCAATAATCAGGACACTGGGGAATAATAGGAGGCCAAACTTCATTAGTAGTCATCTTTGCTAAATTTATACCTATAAATAGCAAAATAACCATTAAAATAATAGTAGCCACAATTAATACTATTTTTTGAAAATTTTCCATTTATATATAAATATAAATAAAACATATTTTCTATGGGAGTATTATAAATGAACAAAATAACAAATGGACGTGTAGATATTAAATCGCCTAATACTTCATCTTTATTTGAAATGTATGACAAAATACCCTCTAATCAATGTGTGACATTTAGGAATCCTACTGAGGGATTATGGGATAATACTATGTTGTCGCAAGCCTTTTTTTGTAAAGAAAATATAAATATTCTGCAAAATGGTATTCGTGCGGGGGTGTATCATAGATCCAATGGTCAATACACCATTGGAGAACAGGATTGTGATTCACTAAAAATAATTATGCGTAGTGTCTACTTACAGAATTCTGCGAATCAACCTACGCATATTTCACAACAAGTAACAGAACTGAATAAAATGGTATTAGACTATTGTATTCAACAAGTATACAGTGAAGCACAAGGGTATATAAAATACATTAATGATGCGAGTACACTAGTTGTACCTATTTCACATCCAGTATTAGCAGACAATACAGACCGTCAATTAGAATTAAAACGTTGGTTTTAATAAAAAAATATGTTTTTTAAATAATATAATGGATAAAATAGTATTAATATGTGCTGTTGGTAGATCAGGATCTACAACTATGCAAAGAATAATAAATACTATACCAAATAGTAATATATGTGGAGAAAATTTTGGTGCATTAAACAGTTTACTAGAATTTTATAAAAGAATTAAATATACGAGTATACACTTTGTACCAGGACATTTAAACCCAATTGCTTATGATAATCTATGTTCATCTGATGTAAAACCTTCGTGGTATAATTCTTATAATTTGCAAGAAATAACAGATATGGTTAAAAAAATGATTATTGCTTTATTTAAAAAATATGAAACTACCACATTATGGGGATTTAAAGAAATAAGATATAATAATGGCAATATTCAAAATATAAAAGAATTTAAAGAATTATTTCCTCAAACAAAAGTCATTATCCATATTAGAGAGAATATAACTGCGCAGTCAAAAAGTGGTTGGTTTAAAAAAGATAAATACTCTATTGAATATATTAAAAAATTTAATACAGAATTATATGATTTTTATTTGAAAAATATGAATTATTGTTATTTTAGTACTTTTGAGAAAATGCTTGACAAAACAAATATAACAAACATTTTTAAATTCATTGATTGTGAAGAATATTTTAATGAGGAAGCGATTTTAAAAGTTTTGAAAAACAATATAAAGGATTGATAAGTAATATAAAATATTTTTTGTTATTCAAATAAATATTACCATGAATTAAATATCGCTAAAATTGTTATTGTCGAAATAATTCATACCATTTATAGTGCCATTATTACCATTATTACTATTATTACTTTTATTATAAGAATCATTATTATTACCATTTCCACTCATACTATTATTACCATTTCCACTCATACTAATGTTGTTAACATTGTTTTTACTTTCAGAACCATTTATACTAGTAATTGTATTTCTTAAATTATTAATAGATATTACTGCAAAATAAACTGAAATTAATATAAATGTAAATGACATAATCGATGATATTACATCAGAAACCCCTAATACTCCTTTATCTGGTGAAAATATGCTATTTAAATTCATTATTTTTGGTGTAATACCTCCTATATTAGTAAGTGTAATCAACTTAACAACCATAGGTTGTAAAATTTTATTTGCTATTGTTGTAATTAAATCTTTAAAAGCACCACCAATTGCCATAGCTGATGCAACTGCTAAAATACTGTCTGTTTTACTATTTAAAAAATCAAGAAAAATAAGAGGAACATTAGTTATTTTATTTATACTCATATAAATTACTATTATAAAAAATGTATTCTGTAAAATTATAAAATGTTTATCTTCTGTGAATTAGTTTCCCAAAATAACCAGTTTTGACTTTTTGTCTTTTTTTAATACAGTTTTTTTCTTAGTAGTCGTACATACCAATCTTTCTCTCTCTTCTTTGTATTCTAAATATTCATGGGATAATTTATCTATTTCAACAAACCACATTTTATTTATAGTTGTCGATTTAATTTTTCCAAGGTCCTGTTGTTTATTATCAAAATCTTTGTTCAACTTTTCAACATTTTCTTCACTCACTGAATCCATCGGCATTTTTACTAAATATTTATATTCAGTATCTTCATCCATTAAGTCGTATCCCTTTTCTGACAACATATAAATGATATCTTCTTTTTTCTTCTTTCGTAAATCAATGGTATTATCCAACATTTCTTTAATATATTTTGATTTATTGCTCAACAGTTTTAATTCTTTTTCTAATGCACAAATCATATAATCTTTTCTAGTTTGAAATAAAGCTAATCTTGCAACGTAATAATCATCAATAATCTCTTCTACGGTTTCGTATTTATGTAACTTATCATTGGCATTGAATAAATGCATGTTACTTGTAGTATTTGTTGTATATAGCTTTAATAATTTATGCAGACTATTACAACCATAATCGCCGATTTCTGATTCTAATTCTTGTATTTTTCCTTTTGCGAATGTAATTGTAAAATCTACATTTGTATCTTTACTCATATCATCATAATCTTTTATAATAGATACAGATTTTTTACCATCTTTTGATGCCTCTGGCTCAATGAGTTTTTCTAATAATTCTTTGAAGTCCTCTGTCCAATATCCAATAGGTAATTCAGTAACTCTGATTTTATCGTTATCTATTTTTTCATATAGACCCTTTATTAAGAATTTTCCATCACTAATTTTCTCAATAGTCCCTTTGAAACCTTCATAATAAGGAACAAACGAACTTGATTTCTTTGTTATAGTTTCTGTACTTGTTGTACTTACTTCACTGCTTAATACTTCGCTCAATTTTAATTTAATATAATTGATAATTTCCAACGGATTATAACACATAATATCTGTACTAAAACCTGTACCAATACCCTTGGACCCATTTACTAGGATCATTGGAATAATAGGTGCATAAAACAATGGCTCCACCATTAATCCATCATCGTTCAAATATTTCAAAATGGGGTCATCAGATAAAGGATAAATAGTTCGTGTGATTTTATTCAACATTGTAAATATATATCTTTCCGATGCACTATCTTTTCCCCCTTGTAACCTAGTTCCAAATTGACCGTTTGGTAATAATAAATTGATGTTATTTGAACCGACAAAGTTCTGTGCCATACCTACAATGGCACCATTTAAACTCGCTTCACCATGATGATATCCTGAATGTTCTGAAACATATCCACTAAATTGGGCTACTTTAATTTCACTAGTAAGATTTTTTTTGAATGCTGAAAACAATATCTTACGAAGCGAAATTTTTAATCCATCCATTAAATTAGGAATGCTTCTATCACAATCATACTTGGAGAAATGAATCAACTCCTTATTAATAAATTCTTCATAAGATACGTGTGTTTTTTTCGTATCCAAATAAGAATTACGATCATATTCACCTAACCATTCTTTTCTATCATCAGAACGTTTTTTATTAAAAACCATATCAATAGCATCTGTACTTGTTTTACCAGTATGTTCAAAACCAACAATTTTCTTTTTTTCAAAATATTCACGAAATTCTTTTCCAGTGCTAGTACCTAATCCTTTATAATATTTAATTTTCCAACCTTTGGAGTCATTTGTTTCTTTCCATTCTTCATATTCACCATCATTATAAAACTCCAATTCAGTGCTTCCCTTTTTAGCTTTAAGAATAGGAGTATTCATAAATCCAATATATCCTGGTATTTCGGTTAAACTTGACCATTCTGATTGAAATAAATTGATTCCTAATCCCTTAATATGACTGCCATCCAAATCCTGATCAGTCATAAAGAGTACCTTACCATATCTTAGATACTTATTTACGTCATCAATAGAGTTATATTGTTTACCTGTTTCTAATCCCAATATTTTTTTAATCTCAGCAATTTCTTTATTTTCTGAGATTTTCTTTATAGCTTCACCTCTTACATTTAATATCTTACCTTTCATTGGATATACACCAATTGTATTACGATCATCAGAAGATAGGCCTGAAATAATGCCTGCCTTAGCTGAATCACCTTCACAAAATATAATCATACAATTCTTTGATTTATCTGTGCCTGCCCAGTTGGCATCCGTTAATTTAGGAATCCCTCTAACACTTTTACTCTTTGTCCCATCTGTTTTTTTAGCAGCCTTATTTTCCTTTACCTCAGTTAGGGCACATGCTGCGTCCATGACACCCATTTTTGCAACCTTTTCAATAAATTTATCAGTGACTTCGCATTTGGAACCAAATTTAGAGGAAGGAGTATTCATAAAATCTTTGGTTTGACTATCAAATGCAGGGTTTTCAATATCACATCGAATAAATAAAATGAGCTGCTCTTTAATACTATTTGGATTCACCTTTGTTTTTTTCTTTTTCTCAATATAATCAACTAATTTACGTGTAATCTGATTCAAGATATATTCTACATGTTTTCCACCTTTTGCCGTGTGAATACCATTAACAAACGAAATTTGCATAAATTCATTTGATGGTGTTAATGCAACCGCATATTCCCATCTTTCACCATTTTCTTCGTATACTCTTGGTGCGGCTGTTTTATCTCCAATATATAAGTCAATATATTGCTGAAAATTCTTAATAGGAACCAATGTAGAATTACATTTCACTTTCAAATTCTTATCTGTTATTGCGGCAACGTCATGTACGCGTTTTTTCAATAGTGAAATCATATCAGGTGTAAGACCTTCAATTCCTAGCCTCTTATAATCAGGTTTGAAGACAATTTTTGTATAAGGTTTCATTTTACACTTTGTAATAGTAGGTTTACATATTTCGTCCAAGTTATTTTTAAATTCTTGTTTATATTTGAGTCCTCGAATATGATCTACTGTTTCAATAGAACCATAAGTAGACCAAATAAGAACCAACTTGAATCCAAACCCATTCTTACCACCTACAATTTTTTTTTCGGTTTTATCATAATTTGTAGACGTTCTAAGATGACCAAAAATCATTTCAGGAATCCATATTTTATGCTCAGGATGCTCAGCAACATCAATGCCATTTCCATCATTTATCATGACAATTGTTCCATCGTAATGAATAGATATTTCAATATTGGATACAGGTTGAGCATTTTCTTGACCATTTGCAACTGCTTGTGCCATACGTACTACATGGTCACGACAGTTGACAATTCCTTCGTCAAATAACTTGAATAGACCTGGAATATATTTTATATTTTTTTCAATAATTTTATTACCTTCCTCGTTCATAATCCATAATTCAGAGTCAACTTCTTCCACAGATCCAATATATGTATCTGGGTTATCAAGAATATGTTGTTTATCTGTCTTTTGTTGGTATTTATTTGCAAGGTTAGTATCGTCAATCGAGTTCATTATTATATGTATATCATACGATAGTTTGTTTAAATATATTTCAATTTTATTTTATATCTTGATTTTGTACTTTATACATAGTTGTCTTTGTTCTATAAAATATATAATCTATCTAGAATATATGAGTATGCAACCTGTAAAAAGTTGTTCCTTTTTACATTTTAATAGATGTATCACAAAATATAAGAATCCTTTAAATTCATTTAATTATAAATTAAATAGATCAAGTAATACAAATTTTGCGAATTTATCACGTCAAATGAGAATAGCAAAAAGATTAAGATTAGATGGGGCTGCTCAAACGACAAGTCCTATTGCTAGAATAAATAACGGAATAACACATTTTGGTAATTTTTATTTAGGCAAAACAAATACGTTGAACTATTTAGGGCGTATGGAAGGACAATCAGGAGGTAGTGGTTCTCCACCAAGAAATAAATTCTAATGTAAAATCAATAGAATCAAATAGAATGATTATTTAGACATTATTTATAACCATGAATTTATAACCATGAATTTATAACCATGAATTTATAACCATTATTTTATATTTTTTTATTATATTATAATATAATGACACGATTTACAAAAAACGCGAATGGAAAATATGTAGTAAGTGGTAAAAGTTATGATGTTTTGATTGGTAGCCGCGCACAAGTCTGGCACGGAACTGCGTGTAAAACATCTGGTGGTCTTACCAAAACACATTTGATGCAAAATAAATCAGGACGTATTGTATCTAAGGCAAAACACGGAACTGCTAAAAGAGAAAATAGACTTGTAAAAGCTGGTTATGGAACCAAAAAAGGAACATTTGGATACGTTAAAATGAATGGTAAAAGCAAAAGAGGAAAATCCAAGAGAGGAGGTGGAATGTACGCATTAAGCCCTACTCCATATAACGGAAAAGGTGTAGGAACATCTGGTAACGCAGTTCAATTTGCCGCTGGAAACGCAAATTAAAAAATAAAATTAAAAAATAAAACATCCCATTTACGCATTATATTATATTATGTAAAATAGTAGATGTTTCAATAAACTTTTCATAAACTATATAATCCGCAAATTTGAAGTACATATATTTTTCAAAATAACGTTTACTTACAACAAATTTATATGAATGTAAAGAACAAAATTTGTAATAATAATTATAAGCTTCATCAAAAGATATAAGGTCTTCGGTATGTTTCTCCTTTAATTCTTCCTTTATATATTTAAAAGAGTCATTCATATCTTTTATTTTATCCCATAATAAACAAGATGAATTTAATATATATTTATCTTCAATAATTTCAATATGAGAGAAAAAATGTTTCAGTATTTTTAATGCGGTTTCTTCACTTATATTACCATTTGTCATAGAATTTTCATTATTTTGTTTAGCCCATAATTTAAATAATGAACATATTTCATCAATTTCAAGCTCATTATCAAATACATTTTCATATTCGCCAACAGCATTAGCATTTATGCTTACATTAGTATTAGTATTCTGTATATTTGTTTCCCAAAATTGAATAAAATCACGCTGAATAGGAACAAATTTACTAGTAATACCTAAAAATAAATCAGATTCTTCATTATATTTATATTTTTCTTTCAAAAGATTTTTCAAAGTATTAGAATAAAGCATGTTTGGATAATGGTTATCAGAGAGAAATTGTTTCCATACGAAATGTATGTTTTTCCATTCAATATGTATATTTTCTATTTCTTTTCCAATATCTTTTCCACTATCTTTTCCACTATCTTTTCCAGTAGGTATTTCATTGATATATTTTTTACAAAATACATCTATAATTTCCCCCTGTGTATTTTGTTTTATATAATTCGTATAATTTTTTAATTCTTCATCCGATTTATTCTCAATAAAATTATCAGAATTTTCATATCGTTTAGAATAATGAGCCGCGACACATAGTAAATCTAATCCGATTTTTTTCAATATATCTATCCAAAGCTCCTTTGAAAAGGTTTCGTTTATTTTAATTAATCGACAGTTTTCATAACTATGATTTTCGTGATACTTTGTTACAAAATTATGTGTTATGTTATTTATTCCGATAGATAAAGAAGATGTGGCGTCCAAATCGTTTAATATTTTTTTCATTTGACCACTTACTAAGAATATTAAATGTTGATTTTTCTTAAAAATATTATCACCAATAATAGTTAAAAAATACTTTACATGATTTTTAGAAGTAAAAATAGATGGATATAATATATTTAGTACATTTTGAATAGTATCCGATTCTGGTATATTTGTAAATAAGCTTCTTCTCTCTTTAATCAATTTAATAATATTCGTTTTCGTTTTATATTTCCATTCTAACAAGACTTTATCCTTGGATATGCTAGACAATAATTTATGAATAATATCATCTTCTTTTACAATCATATAATGTTTCCCATTGTATTCATAAAAAAAATTATTATTAGTTAAATAATAATATAAATTCTTTTGTAAAAATACTTGCACAAATATTTGCTGCTCATTAGTTAAAAAAGTATTCCTATTTTTCCTTTTTTCAAAGTTTTTCAATTCATTTTCAAGGGTATTTGGTAAGTAATTTAAAATATGACTATGAATTCTTTGTAACATATAGTCATTTTTTTCATATTTTTGAAATAAGGAATCTAATGATTCTATACATTTTGTTTTAAATTCTGTCATTCTATCATGTTTACTATTATCTATTTAAACCCTTGAATATTTAAAATCGTACCCTTTAAAACTACTTAAAGAAAATTACACCTTTTAACATTTCAAATACCGATTTTGCGGCATAAAAAATAATAAATTTCCTAAATATTCAGGAAATTTATGAAAGAATTGAATTAACGACGATTGGATTTTACATGGTTCTTTCGCTTACTACGAGTTTTTCTTTTGCCTCCTTGTTGTTTTTCACTACATAATATTTCAAATTCTTCATCAAATTTTTTACCGTCACGTGGATAGTAATATTGATACATTTTCATATTGTCGGTATATATATTAATTCTTCTGTTCTCATCTGGAAAAGCAGTAGCAGCTTCAACTTGTAAAAAATAAGGTTTATTCTCTTGAAGACCATCCTTTACTTTTCCTGGTTTAAACTTAACAATAAATTTTTGTAATGTGTTTTTATTCAAATCAATCATTTTATATTAATAGAATATAATAAATATACCGACCAAAAGAAAAATGAGACAAACTTTCTATAAAAATTGGTTAGTATAAATTACACCATTCATTCCTAAAAAAGTCACTATTACAGGAAGAGCAATAAAATACAATTTTTTACAATTATGAAATACTGAATGAAATATTTTATTTAGATAGTAAGTTTGCGAAATAATTCATAACAGAGATAATGCTGTGCAAAACAACCAAAAAACTATTTTAATAAAATGCGTTAAAAAAAAGAAATTTACTACATAAGTATTTAAAGATTTAAATAAAATCAATATATAATGTCTAAATTTATGAATACTTCTTCTATGAATAAACAAAATGAATCAGCAAATAATGTATTAACAATAAAAACAGTTCAGATTGCACCATTTAGAACATTAATGACCGCGTTGAAGGATATTCTTTTAGAAACAAATATTACATTTGGTCCTGATGGAATACGTATTATTAATATGGATAAGTCACATACTATTTTAGCTCATCTCTTTTTAGCTTCGGAAAATTTTGAGTTTTATGAATGTAAAAAGGAAAAAATCATTATTGGAGTAAATATGTTTCATTTATTCAAGCTTATTAATACCATAGATAATGACGATACCTTAACCATTTATATTGAAAACGCTGATTATGTGGATGGTATAGTTTCCCATTTAGCACTCAGATTTGAAAATGGGGATATTAAACAATGTAAAACACAGAAATTAAGATTAATTGAGCCAGATTTAGAAGAACTAGAATATCCCGATGTAAAATTTTCTTCTATTATTAATTTACCTTCTTCTGATTTTCAAAAGATTATTCGCGATTTATCATGCATTTCAGATAGATTAGAAATAAAGTCTGTTGGAAATGAATTAATATTCAAATGCTCAGGACAATTTGCCTCTGCGGAAATACATCGTACAGAATCGGATGGTAGTATGGGATTTATATTAAAACAAGATTCTTCAAAGATTATTCAGGGCGAATTTTCATTGAAAAATTTAGGATATTTTATTAAATGTACAAATTTATGTTCACAAATAGAAGTTTATTTAGAGAATGATTTACCTCTTGTTGTGAAGTATGATGTAGCGTCACTTGGTTCTATACGTCTTTGCTTATCAGCCTTACCTTCTTCATAATATATTTTTTTTATTTCATGAAAAGAAAATAAGAGAAAGAAAATAAGAGAAAGAAAATAAGAGAAAGAAAATAAAAAAATAATACAAGACAAAGTAATATAATAAATATTTTATACATTATATTATTTATTATGGCGTAATATTATAGATGTCATCCTATTCAAGAACATATAACGAATATTTAGGTAAAAATAGGTGTTGTCTTTTAAAAGAACTAGGTCCAATGGGACCAATTGGACCTACGGGACCTGCTGGAATTGGGCCTGTTGGGCCATCAGGTATAAATAGTTCTATTATTACATTACTTTATAGTTCTGATAATAGTATTACTATTCCAAACCAATATACACCAATTGCTTATTATTCAGTAACCCTTAGTGAAGGAAATATTTTAAATACTATTAATTTTAATACATTTCCGTCTGGATATCAAGCTATTATATTTGTTAATGGAACCGCAGGTACATCAACTAGTGCTTGCGTAATAAATAGTTCAATTAATAATGTGATAACTAATTTATCAACTGTCCTTAATTTAGAGACAGGAACAGGTAATCAAGGATATGCTATGATGAACATATATAATGGAAGTATGGCTAAATTTTGTAATATTATAGGTTATTATAATTAAATATAAATTATAAAAAGTATAAATAGAAAATAAATATAAATAATATTCAATATATAACTTAATGACGACTATTGTATCCGCTTTTATAAGTAATATGAATAAAGACAAAAACCGAAACTTTGATTATTATTTAGAACTAGGCAAATTACTTTTAAAAACAAATATACCAAAAATTATATATGTTGATGAAATTATGTATGAAAAAATAAAAGATTATAATAATGAAAATACACTTATTGTATTATATGATATGAAAAGTAGTTATTTATATAAATATATAAATGATGAGTTTTTATCTAATTTTAATTTGAATAGTACAAATTTGGAAAAAGATACCAAAGAATATATGTTTACAATGTGTAATAAAACAGAATGGGTAAAAGAAGCAATTGAAATAAATCATTTTCATAGTGATAATTTTATGTGGATTGATTTTGGAATAAGACATGTATTTAGATGTGATGATAGTTTTACAAAATATATTGAAAATCTAAACAATAAACAGTATAATAAAATAAGAATCGCCTCTATATGGAATCCAGAAGTTAATATAAATATAAATATTTATAAAGATATAGCATGGTATTTTGCTGGTGGAGTATTTGGTGGAAATAGTGAAAGTTTGATTTTGTTTTCAGAAAAAATGAGAGAACAATGTTTAAAAATTATTACCGAGAGAAAAGAGATAATGTGGGAAGTAAATATATGGTATTTAATTTATAAAGACAATAAACATTTATTTGACTTTTATCAAAGTGATCATAATGAAATCATAGTTAGTAATTATTAATTATATTTTGTGATAGAATCTATATATTTTTTATCATAAATACCTATACGACTTGTTCTATCCCATGTACTATAATTTATTATTACTCTCTCGTCTTCTACTACAATACTTAAACAATATTCAATAGGTTCACCTTCAAACTTGAATGGTGCAGAGTAGCGTAATAGTTTCATATTTTCATCAAATACTATAATCATATGATAATAGTGTCTTGGACTTTCATATGAAACATTGTGAACAACAAACCATATTTCGTTTTTATATGTAAAACCACATGAAGACCCACGAACATGTGAAAATATTCTTGGCATTTCTATTGATTTTACTAAATCGATTTGTTTGCCATTTTCATTTATTTTACATATTTGTAATGGATACCATTTATAAATCATATGTGTTTTATTTTCGTATGTTACATATACCCAATTTTTTTCACAATCAGAGTTAGAAAAGCTTGATGTTATTTCATTAGGTAATATAAGTCCTTTGTAAATATCATAATCCCCATAAACAATTCCAATTTGGTTATTTTCATGAAACCCAGTTCCAGTAAATAATAATTTATCATTTGATGCAGAGTCTTTAAATATTCTTACGTCTTCAATACCAATATAACGTCTATCATCAAAAATACAATCAAACATTTCAGATGAAATCAACTGCATTTTTTTATCTAATTTTACAAGCTGATTTACAGTAATAATGTGTTTATCACAATTTTTATAATTACCATCAGGAGTAATATGATAGTTTACATAACGAACATTTAAGAAATAACCTGTATTATCAAAATTAGGAATTAGACAACTGGATGATGACTGAAATTCAATATTCTCATTATTTATTGTAATATTTTTTTTACTATCCATAAGAACAACATGAGATGGAATTAAAACATCTTTATAAAATTTCATATTGCTAAATAAGTTATTATTTATTGAATTATCAATAGACGAATTTAAAATAGTAACAATTTCATCATTAATATTTTTTATACCTACATATGATGCAATAATAGTATATTCATAATATATTTTATAAGAATATATGTCTTTATGTAAAAATAAATAATCATCTATATTTTTATTATGATTTTTTTCTAAAATATCCAATGCTAATTTATAAAACATGTAACACAATTTATGTTTTGATTCGATTCTATAATAATAGATAATTTCATACAAATTCTCTAATCTATAAGGTAAATAATCATACCCATTCATCCATGAAAATATAGCTTCTTCTATTTTTCCCATATTTTTATAACAGTTACCTATTCGATAATAACTATACCAAACTTCTTGATCCCAACCACCCATTTTTATTCGTTTTTTGTAGGTTTCAATTGATTTTTCATAATCACCATTATCGCAATAAGTATTTGCCAAGTAGAAAAAATATCTCACATTATTAGGGTCTTCTTTAATTCCATTTGTCAGAAGTCTTATATCCCTTTCAAATTTATCAGATTTAGCGCCTCCATCTCCTATATCTCTAATAAACATATTTATCTTTAATATACTATTTAATTTAATACCACCTGGCATATTTATATACTCATGTGTTACACCTGCATAACTATATAAACCATTATTTTTAACAATCCTAATATTTTGATAATAAAAACTATCATTACCTTGTAATATATAATGAGCATCACCACAAAGCAAATCTTCTTTATTAAAATTATTAATTTCTAATACCATATCTGCATCTAAAAGTAAAATATAATCAGATAATCCTAATGCAGATTGTAAAGCAAAATTTCTATTATGAGAAAAGTTTTTAAATGTTTCTTGTACAACTTTACCTGGAATATTTTTTTTAGAAAAATATTCTTCAATAATTTGTACAGTGTTATCTTTTGATCCAGTATCACAAATACAATAAGAATCAATTATTGGTAGAACAGAATCAAATAACCTAGTAATTATTTTACTTTCATTTTTAACAATCATATTTAAACATAAGGTTGGGGGTTTTTTTATTTCAGTCATTGTCATTTCCATTATTTATGAATATATTAATAATTATTTAAATAATATTTATAACCAAATATAAATATCTTATAAATATCTTATAAATATATTATTTTATAAATATATTATCTTATAATTATAAAATGGCTTGTACAAGAATTTATTATGATGAATGTAGAACAATAAAAGAACAACAACAGGCCACTGATCCTGGACGTTGGATTTTGAATGTTCCTGGTAATGGAAATAAACCTTGTTATATGGAAGACCCTCATATTAGAATACAAAAATGGGGAGCTAATTTAAGAACAAATACAATAAATTTAGAAAGCGACTTGATGGGTGTAAATAGACATATTAGTAGAGATTGTTTAGGTAAAGATAATTATAAATCTTTCAATGTTCCAAATCAAGCTATTGAATATCCTACATGTAACAATTTATTTACAGAAGAATCAAGAGCGATTGCACCAGCATGGATGTTTAGAGATTTAGAACAAGTAGACTGGTATTATCAGCCATTAAATCCACAAGAAAACACGTGTTTCCCTTTCCAAAATAATTTGAGTACAAGAATTTTAGAAAAAGATTATTTTACGCCCAAACGTGTATGTTTAATAAATAATGTAAAAAGTCAATATGAAGATCAATCTAATGATAAATTACCTTCTATGTCTACTATGATAAGAAGTAACTATATTGGTGGTCCAAATGTATGTACAACTAGTAATTCATGTGCATTTGCAAGAAATCAATAATTTTATTTTCATTAATTCATTAGCAATAATTCATGAGTAATATATTTATAAAATAATATAATGTTTTATATATTATGGAATTAGCAATCCCTTTAATAGCATTGGGAGGTATGTATATTGTATCTAATCAATCAAATCATTCCTCAAATAAACCAAAGAAAAATGTACATTTTAATTTACAAAATGAAAGTAATCTAGAAAAGAGAGAAAAATTCACAAATATGGGAATAAGGACGAATTTAGGTGTTAAAACAGATAATTATTTACCAAATACCCATATTCCACCAGAAAATTTCCCTGTAACAAAAATGAATCAATTGGTAGATACCATTCATGAATATCCAAATCCGAATGTTGCAACAGATAAATATTTTGATCAAAATTTATATGAAACAAAAGTTAGACAGGGTGAACGTGTAGGAAACAATCCACAACAAATATATTCTATGACAGGTGATTATTTAGATTCAAAACAATTTAAACACAATAATATGGTTCCTTTTAATGGTGGAAAAATTAAAGGAAATACATATCATGCAAATATAGCAGAATCTGTATTGGATAATATGATTGGTTCTGGATCACAAGTAATAAAAAAAATAGAACAAGCGCCTTTGTTTAAACCTGAGGAAAATGTATCATGGGCTTACGGAACACCAAATAATACAGCCTTTTATCAGTCTCGTCAAAATCCTGCTATGAGAAATAATAATGTAAAACCATTTGATACAGTTCGTGTTGGACCAGGCTTGGATAAAGGTTATTCATCTAATGGAACAGGTGGTTATAATTCAGGAATGGAAGCACGTGACAAATGGCTTCCATATACAGTAGACCAATTAAGAGTAGATACAAATCCAAAATTAGAATATATGTTGACAAATCATGAAGGTCCAGCGAATTCAAATATAAAAGAACCAGGTAATATAAATACACAGGGTCGTGTTGAGAAATATCGCCCTGATACATATTTTATTAATAGTCAAGATAGATGGTTAACGACTACTGGTGCTGAAAAGGGTGAAACTCTAAGATCCATTCAGGAAATGGGAATCATCAGGCGAAATGATATTAAAACAGATTATACTGGACCTGCTATATTAGGAGATGCATCTTATGCACCACATAATTACGAAAAAAGTAGACGACCAAATTTACCAGGTCTTGACGTGAATCCTTCTAGTGCTTGTGGAACTAGACCATCAGATGATAAAAATTTACATATGACTACTTATAACAATAGTCACTCAAATTACGATAATCATAGAAGCACCGTAAAACAACCAGATACTATGAGAAGCGGGTTTGGTGGTGCAATAGGTGCTGTAATTGCTCCTTTTATGGATTTATTGAAACCTACGCGTAAAGACGAAACAATAAATAGTGTCCGTATTTATGGAGATGCTATTTCTGCTGTTTCAGCTGGACCTGTATATAATCCAAATGCAGGAACAGAAACAACAGTTAAAGAAACAACACTATATTCACCATCTTTTAATATAAATAACCAAAAAGAAGGAATATATGTTAATAATTATACACCAATGGATTTAACGCAAAGAGATAGTACAAGTGCGAGTTTTATAGGACCATCAGGTGGTGTCGCTACCCAATATGGTGATATGAGTTATTTATCTGCATATAATCAACATAATAATGATATTAAATCATCTACTATTATGAATAGACCAAATCAAGGAGGCACACAAATATTTAATCAAGAAATGAACGTACATTGTAAAGATGATTGTGACAGATTCAGTGGTAGAATGAATCCTGCTTATTCAAAATTATCTTCTATTCCACCTTCTATTGCCACGTATGGTGTTGTAAATGCTCCACAACATATTGAAAACATTGCATGTCAACGCATTCAACCAGATATTTTAAATGCTTTCAAAAGTAATCCTTATACACATAGTCTAACTACTGCTGTGTAATAAATTTGTGTAATAAATTTGTATAATTATCGTTGTATTTTATATTTTAAGTGTGTTTTTTATTCATTATAGAATAACAAATTGCGTTTTATTAAAATATAAAAAGAGTATTTAAAATATAACAAATAACAATTATGTTAAATATACATCCAACTATTATTGAAAAGTTAGATTATTTTCATTCTATTCATAAAATTCCTAATATTATTTTTCATGGTCCCACGGGTTCTGGTAAAAGAAGTATTGTAAACAATTTTATTAAAAAAATATATAATTTTGACCGCAATATTATTAAAAATTATACTATGTTCATAAATTGTGCACATGGGAAAGGTATTAAATTTATTAGGGAAGAATTAAAATTTTTTGCTAAGACACATATAAATTCAGAAGGTGGTGATTTATTTAAAAGTATAATCTTATTAAATGCAGATAAACTAACAACCGATGCACAATCCGCTCTCAGAAGATGTATAGAATTGTTTAGCCATAATACTAGATTTTTTATGGTAGTTGAAAATAAATATAACCTATTAAAGCCTATTTTATCTAGATTTTGTGAGATATATGTTCCTGAACCTATTATAAACAATAAAATACAAAATTTATACAAATACAATATAGAAAAAACATTTAATATGACTACTATTAAGAAACAACGAAATGAATGGTTAAAACGCGAATTAACAAAAGCTAATCATAACAATTTAGAAGATTTAATAATGTTATCTACAAAATTATATGAAAAAGGATATAGTGGTCTGGATATAATGTCTTTATTAGAAAATCCAAATTTTCTTTCATTAGAACTAACTATGAAAAAAAGATATGAATTATTAGTTGCTTTTAATAAAGTAAAAAAAGAATTTAGAAATGAAAAAATATTGATGTTGTTTATTTTTAATTTTATATCTTTGGACTTGGATATAAAAATGGAAAATTTTAGTTTTATTTAATATTCGTATATTTTTTGTGTAAACTTAATAGTTTAAAATGGAAATATTTTAAACTATAATAATTTAATGGATGATTATAATGTTAGTTCGCTTCATGAATCGAAAAACGAATGGTGTTCCAGATTAGTTACATTATTGACACCTCTTATAGTAGATGGTTATAAATCAATATTAGAAGAAGCAGTTATTTTATGTAAATCAAACGACGAAATGGATAAATATTTAATGACATTTCAGAATTTTATTTCAAGAATACCCAAATGGAATTCTACCATTATAGAGACAGAGAGAAAAAGAATATGTGATAAAAGTGGTTGTATATATTTAGAAGATTTAATTACATGTGTTCATATTGTTCAGCTTAAAATTCTAACGGCCATGCGTGTTGGACAAAAACAAAAAAAAATAGATATAAACATTCCCAAATTAGATGATTTTATTCATAAAGTATATATTCATGCTGCAAGAAAGATATATAAAAATGTATATTTGTTTGAATTAAATGTACCACCTTTACAGGCACAAAAACATAATAGAGAGCTTGAAATTATTATTCAAGAGTGTATTTTAAATACAATAAGAGATAGTATTCCTGTCGAGGCAATTTTAAAAGCTTATATGGATGAAACAGTTGAAGATGTTATAGAAGAAATAAAAGAAGTTATTGAAGAACCCATTGATAAATCTTTAATTCAAAATAAATCAATTCAAAATCAATCCATGGAAAATCAACCAAAAATACAAGAAACTATGCAAAATCAGATTGTACCTACTATTTCAAATATATCTAGTTTAAATACAGATAAATCAAATAAATCAAGTTCACAATTGAAATTTGACAACATAGACTATATAAAAGATGGTAACAATAATATAATAAATGTGGAAGCACCCAAAACAATTGAGAGATTACAAGAAATAAGTGAACAAAGATATAATCAGAGAAAACTAGATGATGATAATCAAAAATTAAAAATTTACGACGAAATCTATAACTTAGATGATTTAGATGTTCATAATATTGAAGAACCTAAACTACAATTATTTCCTGATTTATTGATAGATGATATTGAAGTTCTGGTGTAAATTTTGCGTAAAAAATAAATAAGAAAACTCTTCTTTATTTTCAATGGAAAATATATTTATTAAAGCTGCTGTTGTCTCAATATTTTTTTGCATAGCAAAGTTTATAGAAATTCGATTTTTAGATAAAGACAAAGATTCAGAACAAAATACAAAGGGATTAAAATTACTAGTTAGAGACTCTTTATTAGTATATGTTAGTGTTGTTTGTGGTTATTTTATTTTAGAACAATTTACAAATGTTTCACAAAGCATAGGAGGTAGTAAGACAACGCAAGTATTTACTGATAATCCTGAATTTTAACGCCCTGTCCAAACTTTTACGATAGCTTTTGGAATTCTACCTTTTTTAATATCATTTAAATGTTGCTTATAAGTATAACCATATTTTTGATAACGCATTATATCACCAAGTAATGATTTTCTATTTTTTATTTTTGTTTCTGTAAAAAATAAACAGCCAAATATTCTTTCTAAACATTGCCTATCTTGTCTTGTAACTACTTGATTAATCATATTTGTAATATTATATTTTTTTTCCAAATAAATTAAAAAATCATGATTTATAAAACTTTGTACACCAAAACAACCATACCATGATTCCGACATACCTAAGACAATTGTATTTAATGATAATTTATCTATTATATTATAACTATTTTTAAGCGAATTTGCAATCCTCAAACGATTACTTAAATCTTCTTTATCTGGATGAAAATACCAAATGGGTAAAATCTGTGTTTTTTCTTTAATAAGTGAATCAAAATTAATTTTTGTATAAATAAATACACTATCATGTATGATTAAAGCGTTTTCAAAAAATTTATTTTTTATATAATAATAATATGGTAATAATTCTCCACGCCCTTTAAACTCTGATTGAATAATTTCTATATTTTTATAATCATACTCACCTTTTACGAAATTATAATTACTATTATCATCTATAATAATAATTTTTATAAAAGGATATAATCGTCTTATACATTTTATAGACCGATTCCAATAAAGGTTAGTTTCTTGTGAGTTTACATGTCTTGTCATAATAATTCCATAACTCTGAGTCATACTAAATTATATTATATTTTGAATATAAAATAATTTATTTTTTATTTTTTTGTAAAAATCTTTATCTGTTTTATACATTTTGAAAAAGTTATATAAAAACAGGAATTTCATCAATATTAATTACAGAATCATTAGTAGGAATCGTACTTTTGTTAAAGTTAATAAATGCTTTAAATTCGGGTCTTTCTAATTGTGTTTGTGGTGTATGTTTATGAACATGACGCGCAATCATCTTATATAGCTTGAAATCTGGATATCTATCAGAACCATTATTTTTATATAAAAGATTTATTCCTTTATCATCGAGACACCACTCCACAATTAATCTTTTTACAGGGTCACATTTATTTAAATCAGATATTTCATCTAAATCATCTATTAAATAATCAAAAATGGAACATGCTAAACGACAAATATCAAAACTAAAATTAGGTTCTAATCTAGGTTTATTCTCTTTAAAATAGGGTTCAGTGTTATATTGTGATGAGGCATCTTCACCGCTACGAAAACTATCGCTACAAAATAGTTGTCCATTACACTTATAAATACTTCTACCAAAATCTATAATTTTAAATATTCTTCCAAAAGTAGGCACTTTATAGTATGTATTTTTGTAACAATAATATAAATATTTTTTATTAGTATAATTATACATTACATTATTTGTATGAAGATCATTATGTGTAAATGAAAACGCTTTTTGATATGTAATTAATATCATAATAATTTGCATTAATGCTGAAAACCATTCATCCTGTGATAATTCGTTAGACATAATTAAATCATCAAATGTATTATCACAATATTCCATGCAAATTACTTTTACAGGAAATTTATTTAATGTTGCCTCTATTTTTTCTTCGTCTTCATCCTCATCCTCATCTTCATCCTCTACATCTTGTTTATCATTTTTCTCGTTATTTTCATCTTCTTCATTATCATTTGTGTTTTCATCATTTTCACTACTTTCATTAGAAGTATAAGAAGATCTAGACGAACAAGTAGAATTTGATTTTACAGTAAGCGATTTATTAAGATTTTCAAAATTGTTTTCATTTATTAATTTAGAAATTTCAACTAAATTAGCTTCTGATTCTAATTCTGAATTATTGTTTCCACTATCATTTGCACTATCAAAAATATTTTCAAATAAATCATCAGAAAAAGATTGAATAGTCATTGTTGATTTTAAACTAATGGTATGATCAATATTAATAGGTTTTAATTTCTGAACATCTTTTTCTTGAATTAAATATTCGTAATTATCTATTTTGAATAAAATGTTTTTATTTTTTATAAAAAAATCTGAATTATTTAAGTGTTCAATATCATCAAACACATTTATTTTAAAATTATTTTGAATAGCTAAAAAAGAACCATAATAGTCTATCCCATGAGGAAATTTATGTTCATTAATTAATATGCTATTTAAAAATGCAAAAAAGCCGTCAACATATGCAGAATTATTGTAATCGTTTATTTTGAAATGTACATCGTCATTTGAATTAAAATTAGGTAAATTAAATAATTTATTATCGTCTACATTATATTTTCCTATCAAATATTTATAAGGATCTAATAATGGTGCTATCTTAAAAAATGCCTGTTTTTCTTTTGTTTTTTGTGTTGTAATATTTTTTATTTTACAATTAAATGTATTTTTATTTATTTCGCTTGTTCTTTTATTTATCTCTGTAATATACCATTTATGATTTAAATTTACATTATTGTAATTTGTTTCATTTAATGCAAAAAACCTTTTGTAAATAGGTATGTAATTTTGTATATTATATAAATCCAAACTTTCAGGGCCATGTAAACTTTTAAAAAGTTCTTCGTTTTTCCTTTTTTGATAATGAATGGGAATCATATTAGGTAAATAATATATAAATAATAGGTGTTTTTAACTTATTATTAATAAATATCTTATTGAAAATAGTTTTTATTTTTTTACACCTTTTATTTATATCTTCTCTAAATTCAAAAACATACAAAAAATACAAATAAACAAAAACATTATTCGTATAAATATAAATTAATTTCTAAATAGAATAATATAAAATGACGCTAGAACTTAAAAAATTTGATATGAAAAGTATTAGTTTTAAATCAACAGAAAACAAAGGCCCAGTTGTAGTTCTCATTGGGAAACGTGATACTGGTAAAAGTTTTTTAGTTAGAGATTTACTTTATTATCATCAAGACATACCTATTGGGACAGTTATATCTGGAACAGAAGAAGGAAACGGATTTTATGCAAAAATGATCCCCAAATTATTTGTACATAATGAATATAATACGGCTATTATTGAAAATGTATTAAAACGTCAGCGTAATGTATTAAAGCAAATAAAAAAAGAAATGGAAACTTATAAACGTAGTACAATTGATCCAAGAGCATTTGTTATTCTAGATGATTGTTTGTATGACGGTGCATGGACCCGAGATAAAATGATGCGTTTATTATTTATGAACGGGAGGCATTGGAAGGTCATGTTAGTCATCACAATGCAATATCCGTTAGGCATACCTCCTATGCTAAGGACAAATATAGATTATGTTTTTATTTTAAGAGAGAATTATATTGCCAATAGAAAAAGAATATATGAGAATTATGCTGGAATGTTTCCCACATTTGAGTCCTTTTGTCAGGTCATGGATCAATGTACAGAAAATTATGAGTGTTTGGTTATAAATAATAATTCTAAATCAAACAAATTACATGACCAAGTTTTTTGGTACAAAGCCGATAATCATAACGATTTTAAGTTAGGTTCCAAAGAATTTTGGGAATTATCTAAGGGAATTAATTCAGATGACGAAGATGAAAAATATGACCCTAATTCTGTCAAGAAACGTGGTGCTGGACAGAAAATTAGTGTTAAAAAGGCAAATAAATGGTAGAGTTGCTTTTATAAATCTTGCTTTCCAATTTTAAAAGCAAGGTAAATTTAGCTTTTATAAATCTTGCTTTCCAATTTTAAAAGCAAGATAAACTACTTAAATGAAAAGAGGAATTTATTTATTTCACAAATTACGTCTGATAGGTCAAAATGTGATGTATTCGGATTGTATCGGATTAACTTGATAAAATGCGAAAT